AGAGAGGGAGGTAAAAACCATGTATATCGGCAATTCCATCAACGAGAGCCCCGTTATTTCGGGCATCGCCGCCGCCAAGATCGAGGCGGGCAGCATGAAAGCCGTGACCATTTCCGCCGACGGCGTGGCCGTGGCGACCGCGGGCGCGGTCGCGGCTGGCCTTCTGCTGGCGGAGAGCGACGACCCCATCCAGGCCGGCGACACCGTGACCATCCAGATCAAGGACATCGGCCTGTGGCAGGTGGGCGAAGCCGTGGCCCCCGGCGACCTGCTGGCCAGCGACGCCAACGGCAAGGGCGTCAAGGCCACCAGCGGCGCCTTCATCGTGGCCCAGGCCCTGGAAGCCGCCACCGCGGCCGACCAGGTCATCCACGTGCAGATCATCAAGGCCGGCTACGCGGCCTAAACCGAGAAGGAGGTTAGAACATGAACAACAGAAGCACCAACGCCGGCATCCAGGCCGACATCGCCAAGGGTTGGAGACCGAACCAGTACCTCACCAACATGTCCATGGCGTTTTTCCAGAATCCCGCCGACTTCGTCGCCACCAGCATCTTCCCCGTTTGCCCCGTGCAGCTGTCCGCCGGTTATTTCTACACGTTTTCCAAGGCCGACCTGGCCCGCGATAACGTGCAGCGCAAGCCCGCCTTCGGCAAGGTGAGCCCCGCCGTTATGGGTCAGGAGGACAACAACTACAAGTGCGAGGTCGATCAAATCCTGGTCGGCATCGACCAGATCGCCACCCTCAACTATCAGCGCAGCAACGCCCCCGGCGTGGCCGACCCCCGGCGCGCCAAGGTGCGCTTCGCGTCCGAGCAAATGCTGCTCCACCAGGACATCGTTTTCGCGTCCAAGTTTTTCCGTAGCGGCGTATGGGGCAACGAGCTCCAGGGCAGCGACACCGGCAGCGGTGAGGGCGAATTTATGAAATTCACCGACAGCAGCTTCGACCCCGTGGGCTTTTTCGATGACCTGAAAATCCAGATCAAGCGCAACGGCCGCCGGAACCCCAACCGCCTGGCCCTTGGCATCGAGGCGTACACCGCCCTGAAGAACCACCCCGCCGTCATGGAGCGGGTGAAGTACACCGGCACCACCGCCAACCCCGCCCGCGTCACCCCGCAGGTGCTGGCGGAGCTTTTCGGCATCGAGCAGGTGAAGGTTTTGGAGAGCACCTACAACGCCGCCGGCATCGGCCAGCCCGCCGACATGGAATTTGTCTGCGACAGCAAGAGCGCCCTGCTGTGCTACGCCACCCCCACCCCCCAGATCGACGAGCCCAGCGCCGGGTACATTTTCACGTGGGACATGCTGGGCAACGGCAGCGCCACCGCGTTCGACCAGTTTGAGGGCGAAAAGGGCACCCACACCGAATTTGTCGAGGGCATCATGTCCAGCGACATGAAAAAGACCTGCGACGACCTGGCGGTTTATCTGCACGATTGCGTGTAAGGGGGTGCAGGTATGAGCACCTACATCGCCATCAAGCGCGCCAAATTCGCCGGCGTTGATTATATGCCCGGCGACACCGTCCCGGCGGAGGCCATCCCGGCCAACCGCATCGGCGCCGTGATCCGCATGGGGATCATCGCCGAACAGGCGGACAGCGCGCCCGCGGCGCCCGCGGAGAATGAGGAGCCCAAGGAGATCACCTTCACCGTCCCCATCATCTTCGACAACGGCGACGTGGAACAGCTGCCCGTCACCCCGGCCACCGTGGAGGAGGCCGTCAGCGTCCTCCAAATGACCGCCGACGGGGCCACGGAGCACATCGCAGACATGACGGACGACGCCGCCCTTGTCCTGATCGACGCCTGCGACAACCGCAAGACCGTCAAAGCCGCGGCCGCAGCCCGCGCCAAGGCCCTCGAGGAGGCCGCCAAGGCAGGCGGCAATGATCCCGGCCAGGCGGAGGACGGCGCGGCCCAGAGCGGCGAATAATGGCCCAGGCGGCCTATACCTACGACCCCGAGAAGATCGGCCAGGGCGGCAAGGATCAAATGAGATTTGAGCTCGGGGACACCATGGTCGAGGGCGGCGCAGACACCTGCGCCCTGAGTGACGCGGAGTATACCGCCATCATCAAGGCGACGCCCAGGTGGAAAAAGGCCAAGCTGCGCTGCATCGAGAGCATCCTTTTCCGGTTTTCGTATGAGGTGGACACCCGCGTCGGTGCGTTGTCGTTGTCGCTCAGCCAACGCCTGGAGGCGTGGCAGAAATTGAGGGACGACCTCAAGGCGGAGGTCGAGACGGCGGCGCCCATCGCAAGCCCGCAGGCCATCGGCGGCGCCCATTATTTCCAATCGGGCATGATGGAGAACCGCCGGGCAGGCGGAACGGAGGGAGGCGTGGGCTGTGTACCTCCGAACCGGTAACCTGGTCAAGGATTTCGTGATCGAGCCGTTGGTCAGAACCGTCAACACCAAGGGCCGTGCCACGACGACCTACGACACCGAATCCAGGAAAATCCTGCGGGGCGTGATCGCGGACGCAGACGCCAACGAGGTCGCCCGGTACAGCCAGACCGAGCACCCCTGCACACACCAGATCGTGCAGAGAGGCGGAGAAAAGGCCAAGCCGGGCGACCGTCTCGTCCGTGACCATTCCCATTATTACATCAACGGCGTGGACAACGTGGGCGCCCTGGGCATCGCCACGATCTATTACGTGGAGGAAAGGACAGACCTGGACAATGGAAGTCAGTTTTAAGCAGGTACACCAAAAGGTGCTCCAACAGGTGGAGGAACAGAACAAAAGCCGCACAGTCAGGGCGGCCAACGTCATCAAGCTGCATTCCAACAAAGTCCTCTCCAACGCAGCCGGCAGAACCGGAAAGGTGTATCGAAGGAGCGTAGGAAGCAGCAAGACCTACACCGCATCGGCGCCCGGAGAGCCCCCGGCCCTCCGCAGCGGCGACCTGCGGCGGAGTTGGAGGCCGCTGCCCGTGGCGGAAATGGCCGGGTCGGACAAGGTCTACACCCCCGGCATCCACACCGACATCGAATACGCCCCCCTGCTGCAGAACGGCACCGGCAAAATGGCCGCCCGGCCATTCGAGGAGCCCATCAAAAAGGACGCCTGGCCGGAGGTCAAGGCCATATTTGAACAGCCGTATTTTTAACGGGAAAGGAGGGAAAAGCCAATGGAGCTTGTCATCACATCAGGGGCCCCGGCGTTCAACACCGAGGCCATCACCAAGGGCGACCTGATCCGGGCGCAGTATTCCGCCTGGGATGAAGCGCGAAACGGCCAGGTCGTGAGCGTGACCGCGGAGGAAATCCGGGTCATTTGGCAGCCCGGCATCCGCAACGTGACCAACTATTTCGCCATTTACGCGGAGGAGGCCGCAGCGGGCCTGTGGAGCGTGAAATGGACGCCCGACATGGAGACCGTCCACACCTACGAACCGCCCGCAGAGGACGCCACAGACGGCGACGGCGGCATCGAAGCATGAAGCTGGAGGAATTGATCTACCGCCGAATTTCCGGCGCAGAATATGGCAGCCCAGGGCTGGCCTCCTTTGAGGGAGTGCCGGCCATTTTTTTCGGCCCGTGCCCGGAGGACACGGACAGGGGCTGGGGCGACGGCCGGCAATACCCACGCATCAGCTACGGCCTGGATCTGCGGGGAGACCCGGAGCGACAGACCGCCGGCACATTGTACGTTGACGTGTGGTGTACCGCGGACGGCCCGGCCCCGGAGGACATCGAGCCGATCCTGCGGCGGGTCATCTGCGGCGTCATCATGGCGCCGGACGATGACAACCCGTGCAGTTTTTCCTGGCAAGCGTCGCAGACCTTCCAGAGCAACCTTCAAACCAAGACCGACAAGGTCATCGGCGTCACCGTCACCTTCGACATGTACGCCTTCCCCGAACAGATCACCAGTGACCCCGACCCCGTGCTGGCCATGATGAAATTCATGCGGGAGGAATACCCGGAGATCACCGTCATCGGCCAGAAAACCCTGCCGGATTTCACCGAACCGAGCGCGGAGCACCCGGCGGTTTATTTCCGGCTGGACAATTACGAATTGGGCCAGGAAACCCACACGGTCGCATGGCTGGACGGCGTGGTCGTCGGCCATATTTTCGCCCCCGAGGCAAGCGACCGGCAAAAATGGGTCAGGGCCATCACAGACTGCCTGGCGTGCCGGGGTGAAGTCATTATGTTGGACACGTCGCCCATGTTCCTGCGGCGGGTCGCAGCAGACGGCAAACTCGACCCGCTGGCGTCCGGTCAAATACGGTTGAAGGTCACCTGGGGGATTTTGAAGAAGCGGAAATATTCCCACGGGATCAACAACATCCACACCAGTTAGGAGGTCATCATCATGGCAAAAGAAACCACAAAGCCGGCGGCGGCCCCGAAATACACGGCGGCAGAGCTGGCGAAAGCGGCGAAAAAGGTTTTTAAGACCTCGCCGGACATCGTCACAGCCGCGCTCCGCATGGCAGGCGTCACCAGCGCCACCGTGGCGGAGGCGGAGGACATCATCAAGAAATACGCAAATAAGGAGGTCAAATAATGGCTGGCACCTTTATCGTGGGCGAGACCAAAATCCGCCCGGGCGTTTATCAGCGCCGCTACAAAGAGGGCGCGGTCACGGCCGGAGCCCGCAACGGCATCGGCCTGGGTATCATCCGGGCGAATTGGGGCCCCCTCAATACCGTCGTGGACTTCACCCCCGACACCAGCGTCTCCAAGATTTTCGGCAGCGGAAACACCGAGGATCTGATCACCGAAATGTTCACCGGCGGCCTGACCAGCGGCCACTTCGTCCGCATCGGCACCGGCGGCACCGCCCCGGTCATCACCCTGCAGGACGACGCCGGCGCGGACGTTCTCACCATCACCGGCGCCTATGTGGGCGACCGGGCCTTCACGGTCAGCATCCGGGACAACCTGGCAGGCGCGGGCCGTGAGTGCATTTTTTACGAGGGCACCACCGAGTTTTGCAAGTTCAGCTTTTCCGACGAAGGGAACCAGGTGGACAACCTGGTCGCAGCCATCAAGGAGGACAGCAAGGACTTCATCCCGACGAAGCTGTCGGACGGCAGCGGCGTCATGGGTAGTTGCACCCAGACGGCCATGACCCCCGGCACCCAGCCCACCACGACCACCACGGAGTACAGCGCGGGCCTGGAAGCCCTTTATTGCACGTTCGGCAACTGCCTTTGTGTGGACACCGAGGACGTGGCCGTCCACGCGTTGGTACAGGCGTTCATCGACCGCATCTACGCCAACGGTTACTACGCCATCGCGTGCCTGGCGGAGACCAAGAGCGTCGCGCTGGACACCCGCATGACCCACGCGGCCGCGTACAACGACGAAAAGATCGTTTACGTGCTCAATTCCGCGGAGAGCTCCGCCGGCGTCATTTATGACGGCTGGCGCAACGCCGCCCGCATCGGCGGCATGATCGCGTCCGTGGCGACCAACCAGTCGTTGACCCATTCCGTCATTTCCGGGTATGCGGGCCTCCATGAGACCCTGACGCCCAGCGAGATCGAAACGGCATTGCAGCGCGGCTGCCTGGTTTTGACCACCAATTCCTCCGGCCAGGTTTGGATCGAGCAAGGCATCAACACCCTGGTCACGTGCGACGGAA